CTCACTAAATTCAGAATTAAGTCCTACATGTACTTTATCACGCTCTGCAAAATTAAAATCTAAAAAAACTTTATCTTTTACCGTACATGGCAGCTGTATTGTTTGACCACCACTATAAACATAAAACGTATCGACCCCCATCCAATACACTGCGTCTTCAACAGCTATTGCAGAAAACGGACTCATTATGGTTATATTCTTTGATAATTCTTGCAAACCGAACGTAAATGGTGGACCTATAAACTTCATAGCGTGTAGTGTTTTGTTAGTGAAGACTAATATCTGTTGTTTTGTTTCAACAGCTTGTACGAAGGTAGATCCACCACCTAACCTTAAATCACCTGCTGTGTTTGTAGCAGTTGGAAAAAAATCTACAGGATTTTCTTGTGATGAGAAACGTATTAACAATGGATCTTGTACACCATTACCTTGTGTAGCAGATGAGTTTGCACCTAATCCATCACAACCAAACACAATAACATGTCGATCTTGGTCTGATACAAGAACTTGTTTAGCTATTGTAGGCACACTCGTTTCTCCAGAGTAAGTGCTTGTTGCACTAAGTTCTATAGCTCTGTTACTTAATCCATTTGTTTTATCCCAGTAAAATATACCACCGTCTCTTGGGTTTATTATTATATCTTCACCAAAATTATCATGTGACCACAATCTAATCTGTGCTCCGGGTGTCGTGACACTTGCTGCACTGCCCCACCCAACAAAATCATTGGCAGAATCTGCATTACCAGTTGCTAATCTTACAAGAGTGTTATCTGCATGTGTTGCGGCATCTGTGCCACTCGCACCTCTAGTTGATGGACCACCACCAGTTCCCAAAGTATTAGAACTTATTGTACCGACTGTAATGAGTTCTTCATCTATTAATATCAAATCACCAGCCGTGATACCTGTTGCACTATCTACATCTATTGCAGTTTCACTTGCATCTAAGGCTTCTGCTAATTGTGTTGCTAAAGCACCAGAAGTTGTACCACTCCACTGACCAGCACCAAACCCAGTTCCACCAACTGTGTTGTCTAATCCAACATTTATTTGATATGCACCTACAACGCTACTACCGCCATTACCAGTGTCGGATGAATTAGCTGCAACACTTGATGTGATCGTGTAAGCATTAGAACTTATTAGTGATATTATCTGAAACTCTGCATTAAGTATAGTAGCAGTTATTGTGCCACCCAAACTAGCTGCACCAGAAAATGTTACAAAGTCCTTTTCGTTTGCACCGTGTGCTGGGTCAGTAACAGTTATTGTTGTTGATCCATTAGTCGCTGCAAAAGTTATGTCGCCTGCACCAGTTGTATTCCTAATAGGTGTAATATCATTAAATGTCTGACCCTCTTCGATGTAATATTTAAGATGTGTGCCAATACCTAAAAAGTCAGATCCATCTAAAGCTACCCAGTTATGCAACCGTCTAGCAGATCCTTCATAAGTATTAGATGTGACTTTTTCCCAACCACCAAATTTTTCTGGAAAACCAAATCTAAATCTTACTTTATCACCATCAACAAAGCCACCTTCATTACTATATGATGTGATGTCAGATATTATTCCGGGCCTGAATTTTAAAGCTGTCATCGGCATTAGAACGCACTCACTGATTTAGTTCCCGTATAAGCGTCTTCATTAACGCTACCACTTCCATCATTCATGTCTTTCAAAGCAAAAGGTCTGCTACTACCGTCATTACCAGATATTGTACCAGTTAAACTAAAAGATCCGTCAGTCGTGGTTCGTGTTTGTGTGTTTGTTGCACCAGCAGCAACTGTTACAGAGTCAAAAGGATCTGCACCAGTTAACACACATGATATAGCTAGATTATTTGTAAAAGCTATAGCTCTTCCACCACCTGATACTGTATTGTTTGGTATTCTTATATTTGAAACAGAACCTGAATCTAATGTAGGTCGCATAAACGCATCAACACCTATAGTACCTATTATACTAAAACTTACTTGACCACCACCACTAGCTGAAAATCTTACTGTGTTACTACTTGGAGTTGTAGCGTCTGAACCTGTTTTAGTAACTCCATTACCAAAAGTTATACTAAAATTAGAATCTTTAAGATTAGTCATATTTGCATCTCCACCTGCAAGTGCCAACATTTGCTCACCAGCAGTTCTTGCACTAGACTGTAAAGATCCAGTATTACCTCCGGGATTAGGTGGTAATGTTACTTTTTCTGAGTTAGGTAGTAAAACTGTATCTGATGTAGAAAAAACACCACCAAAACCAGTAGATACAGAAACACCATCTGTTAAAGATATGTCTGCATCTCTAGCAACTGATGTTACAACTACAGTTGAATTATCTGCTTCGCTTATAGTTGTTGTACCAGTATTGCTGGTGCTACTTTCTGAACTTGTAAATGTCTTTAATGTAGATTGAACATTACCACTGCCTTTTAACTCAAGTGTTGTACTAGAGTTTGTTGTAAGGGGTGATCCACTAGAGTTTGTAATGTTATTACCATTTGTATCAAGTATTATTTTTTTATGTGCAGAGTTATTATCTAAACTTAAATTACCACTTATATTATCTGAAAGTTTAAAAAACTGTACTGGAAGTTTAGTCTTATCTCCAGCTTTAGTATTTAAACTACCACTTGAGCTTACTTCGGTAAATCCTACATTTGATATTAATGGTATTGCCATTTATCACCTAATATTTAATTGATTCTACAAAGGTAAATATAGTTCCATTTTGATTTATTGCTATTGCAAAAGATGCAGAACTACCAAGACTTACACCTTGTGAATTAGATGGATAACTTAAAGTTAATGTATTAGACGAACTTGTCTTATCCACAATTATATACTGACCTATGGCTAAACTACCTATCGCTAAAGTCAAGGCTACATTATTACTTGATGTATCTACTTTCTGATATATTGATTGAGCAGAAGATGGTGTTAGTGTAGCAGAAGAAGAGGTTATAGCACTTGGCACTGTTACAAGATTAGCATTAAAGTATGTAGAAAACGTAGCGGCAGTGGTCTGTCTCATTGTACCACCATCATTTGTTACGATACCATCACCTGCTGCAACTGCTGTTGTTCCAGCACTCGTACCACCATCCATAAGATTTAGTTCGGCTGCTGTAGATGTTATAGCAGTGCCACCTAATCTTAATGTCGCCACATCAAGTGCATCTGTTACATCTGTTACGGCTGCACCAGATCCTGCACCATCTGCAAATATAATTTTCTTTGATCCAGCAGGCACAGATACATTACCACC